AAAGAATAGGCATGCTGTCGAACATGTGTAATTTCATTTTGACTCCCTAATTTTTGCTAGTTGTAATTTTATCATGATATTTAACCACATCCAACCAATGTCGAATTCCCACCATTTTCGTGAGAATTTGGGGTTTGCAGGTGAATCATGGTGGTTGTTATGTAAAAATTCTCCTCCACACCAAAAATCTATTGGTGATATATTTTTGGAAATATCTTTAGTATTTGTATTTCGATAACCCCACCAATGGCCTAGACCGTTGACAACGCCTGCTGCCCAAAATGGAATCCATGCTATTTGAACCAACCAAATTACAATACCCCACCCATGAAAAAGTAGAGTATTCATAATCAACAACAAAATTACTCCGTGATATTCAAATCGATTGTATAAATTTCTTTCGACCCAATCATTTGGAGTACCAACACCAAACTGTTCAACAATTTTTCTATTTTGGGTTGCAGCTGCATATAATAACGCACCTCCAAATAAAACTTTCCAAATGCCATAAACTTTTGGTGAATGTGGGTCTTGCGGTGTTTCACAAAAACCATGGTGTTTGCGATGAACCGCAACCCATTCTTTTGTCACCATGCCGGTTGTTAACCACAACCAGAATCTCATAAAGTGTTCTACAAACGGATGAAACTCTATACTTCTGTGTGCTTGCCCTCTATGTAGATAAAGTGTAACGCAAATGGTTGTGATGTGTGTGCATACAAGTAAGTAAATTAACTCTATCATTTATTCTTTTTAAAAACCAATCGATGAGCCACAACCACATGTTGTTTTTGCATTAGGGTTTAATATAACGAATTGAGAACCTTGTAATTTATCTGTCTTATAATCAATTGTCGCACCATCAAAATACGGCATACTCATGGCATCAATAATTAAATTTCCAATTACAAAATCATCTTCATTCTTATCGTCCTCCATTGTAAAACCATATTGAAAGCCGCTACAACCACCACCTTGTATGAAAGCCCTTATATATTTTGAATTTTCATCCAAAAGAATTTCATTAATTTGTGCATGGGCATCCGGTGTTACTGTCAACATACTTATTCCAACATCTTCATCGTCATTGCGAGGATTTTCGTAATGGTCAATGACTTGAGCTGAATGTGCCATATGTTTTATTCTCTATTTCCAAATAGTTGTAATATACTTGCAAAAATATTAATAAAATTAATATACAAAGACAGAGCACCAAACCATTGCATACGGCGAATCTCATTTTCACTGGCACTCCAAAACATATCACGAATACGATTCATGTCATATGCCGTAAGACCCAAGAAAATAACAATTGCTAATACATTTAATATCATTTGAAGTACCGTTGAGGCCACAAAAATATTTACAATGCCTACAACAATCAGACCAATAACACCAGCGAATAAGAATGGACCAAAACCAGACAAGTCTCTCTTGGTAAAGTATCCATAAAATGCTAACGCACCAAATGATACTGTTGTTCCAACTAATGCAAGAACAATACTTGCGGTAGTAAATGCGTAGAACAATAGACTAAGACTTAATCCCATAACAGAAGCAAAGGCAAAGAACCAAAACTTAATTGCTTTTTCACTCATTGATTCGCCTTTCCATGCAATGAATAAACTCATTGCTAATGGTGCAAATATAATCACATATCCAAACAATCCACCAAACAGGAATGGTGCAAGTGGAGTTGTTAACGCTGCAATTAACATCGTCATAAAAATTGCACCTGTCATTCTACCTAAGACGCCTGCGACTGCTGTATTTAAACTTTCTGCTGCTGTAAGTGTATTCATAATTTCTCCTTTATGCGGCTTTACCCCAAACATCGTCCCAATTTCCTGACAAGGCGCCTTTGGCATAATCGGTAACTCGGTTCTCAAAGAAATTTCCATGCACAGGTGAGTTAACCATTTCTTCAACCCATGGCAGAGGATTCTTTTTAACTTTGAAGATACCTTTTAGACCAAGACTAATCAATCTGCGGTCTGCGATATAACGAATGTATTGCTTCACATCTTCACTACTTAGGCGTGTCATTTCACCCATTTCAAAGGCCAAATCAATAAACTTATCTTCTAGTGTGACCATGCGCCCTGCAATGGTATACAATTCACCTTTGAGTTCATCGTTCCAAATTTCTTTGTTTTCTTCAATATATGTTCTGAACAATTTAATCATAGATTCGGTGTGAATTGTCTCATCAACAATTGACCATGTAACAATCTGACCCATGCCTTTCATTGTACCATTGCGTGGGAAGTTCAATAACATAATGAATGATGAAAACAATTGCATACCTTCTGTAAACGCTGAGAATACTGCAATGTGTTTTGCGGTGTTTGGTTTAGATGAATTATGATTTGAAATGTCTAGAATGTAATCATGTTTCTGTTTCATGGCATCGTATTCTAAAAACTGATTGTACATGGTTTCAGGCAAACCAAGCGTTTCAATCAAATGCGAATATGCAGCAATGTGTAATGCTTCACGAGCCGCAAAACCTAACAACATCATTCTTACTTCGGGTTGTGGAAAGTATGGTAGATAGTTCTTTACATAACCACCGGCAACATCCACATCACCTTGTGTAAAGAAACGGAAAATGTGTGTAAGAAATTGTTTCTCACTTGCAGTTAGTTTATTCTTCCAATCTTTTACATCTTCGAGCATCGGGCATTCCGTATGAAGCCAATGAATTTGTTCGTGCTTCAACCATGCTTCATAAGCCCATGGATAATGAAAAGGTTTAAAACTTTGTCTCTCGTCCGTTAAATTATATTTCTTTTTCATACTCGTTTATATCCTTCTGGTATATTATTTGGTAAAACTCTTTTTCTTTTACCTTCTTTATTTACAACCCAAACTGTTCCTCTAACATTTGTCTCTTTCTTTTTTGTCATATTTTTTTCCTCTTTTTAATTTTTCAGTTTATACGATTTTTCTAAAAGTTTTTGTTCAAGTTTAAATTTAGTTACATAAAATTCACGACCAATTGTATATGCAATTTTACGGAAAGGGTCGATTTTAATTGAATCTAATTTTTTGCGATATGCATCGGCCTCTTGAACTAAACGACCAATATTATCTTTATATCTAAAATGTTTTGTAATTCCTCTTGTATCATATGCATCACAAATAATATGATACCTATCTTCATCTGAATCATTACGAATCTGATGCATACAATTTACCCATAACATGAATACAGAACCATCTGCGGGCATATGTGCTTCACCATATTCTGTCCAATGCACACACTTTTCGTTTGTAATTAACGGAATGTGAATTCGTGCAAGATATTTGTCCGCAGGTGCATCACGGTGAATAATACTTTTTGAATGACGTTTTAAACATGTCATCCTCATTCGGCGAGGGTAGAATCCTTTTTCCTCAAGAAAATCTACAATATCACCAAAAGGACCAACACATGCGTTTGTTTTATTTTTGTGTTCAAATGCATGTGAATAATCTAAAAATTTGGCAAGGCGATAATTAAATGTGCCAGGTTTCCATACTTTGCGCCAACATTTTTCAATGCCAACTTGAAACCCATCACGATAATCACCTGAACGACTTTGTAAATTCCAACCACCAAAATTATTATAACCAAATTCTGAACCCTGAAATATCATAGGTCCAACGGCTTTTACTTGTTCAACTGTATCCCGTAATGATTTAATATCTACCTCATAAGGTAGTCTTTCTGCGATAACCCATTGACGTCTTGCCGATGTAGAAGATTTGAATTCTGCCAGTAAACTTGAAGAGTTCACAAATTATCCTTCGCATGCCCGGCAAATTTCTTCACCTGACGCTATAGCTTTCAAATCCAATTCTTCGATTATTTGACGCTCAATCTTTTTAGATACTTTATCCGCTTTGGCTAATTTTTCCGAACGGCAGTAGTAAAGTGTTTTGAGCCCCTCGCGCCAAGCCATAAAATGAACTGCATGGAGATATTTTACATTAACATCTGGTCTAAAAAAAAGATTGAGTGATTGCGCCTGGTCAATGTAACTTTGTCTGTGAGCTGCATGGTCAACAATCCAGAGCTGGTCAATCTCCATAGAGGTCTTATACACATCTTTCGTCCATTCATCAAGGAAGTCAAGGTGTTGCACGGATCCGTCATTTGCGATAATTGATGACCAAATCTCATTGTAGTCGAGTTCACTTTCTGCATCGCATTTCTCTTTGATAATTTTATCCAGATATTTGTTTTTGTTCAAATACGAACCGCTTAAAGTATCTTGTCTGTATGCGTTAGCTCTAAATGGCTCAATAGAAGGAGAAGTATTGCCCATGAGAATACTGCTAGATGCATTGGGTGCCACAGCCATGACATGTGCAAACCTACGACCAGTACCAATACAATCAGGAGCTTCGCCTCTTTCTTTACCCAATTTAAGATTCGCAACATCTAAACCTCCTCTAATGTGTTTGAACATTTTAATATTGGCGCCTGTAGCCATTGGTGATTCCCATGCAAGGTTATTTTTTTGTAAATATGCATGAAAACCTAACGCACCCACCCCAATAGAGCGCTCACGACTGGCTGAGTAAATGGCACGCTTAACGGCGGAAGGTGCATTATCAATAAAATACTGAAGAACATTGTCAAGCATTTCTGCAATATCAGCAAGGAAAAAAGTGTCGTTTTTCCATTCATCAAAATACTCCAAGTTTAGTGACGAAAGACAACAAACTGCGGTTCGTTCTCTGTCTGTTGGTAAGATAATTTCAGAACAATTGTGAACCAATATTCCATTAGTATAAAAATTGTTATTTTCTTTTACTGTAACATCATAAACATTTTCTTTTTCGGTTAAATAACTAATTTTTATTGCCATATTTTCTTCCTTTAATCCATCCTATTCCTGGATGCAGTTTTGTTTGTTTGCTAATTTGTAATTCATTATATATTTTTAGATTTTTCTACCCACTAATACACATTTCAAAGTATGTCTAATACATCATTTTCGTTGAGTTCCTTTGCCATAACATATCCACGATTTTTTGTGTAAATTTTATGTTCCGGTGTGCATCGGATACTCTTTCCAGTTTCTTCATCTTCTATAAGAATCAAATCGGCATTCTCTGCGGTCATTGCTGCGTTAGTTATTTGTTTATATTCTATTACTCCGGTCTCCAAATTTTTAGACTCTATTTCAATGTTCTTTCCACTTTCAAATATAGAAACTACATCATCAAGTCTTATAGTTTTATGAACTTTATCAATAATAACATTTACCAAATTATCACCAGTCAAACACAAGTTTGATTGTTTGATACTCAATCCTAAATTCTTTTGGAACTCAGGCATATTCTTATTACTTGTATCAATAAAATGTAGGTACGGTTCACCTGTTTGCATACGAATTTCTAAGATTCGTTGCCATAGTTCACGAGCAGATACAGTATCACGCACTTCACCACTATGCGGGTCTTTTAAATTCCATGTATCATCTGCATTTGAGTCAAGCATTGCCTGTTCAATGATATGCATGAAATCATCTGTGACATTAATCCCATGGTGTAAATTTTGACAACGCATGTTTTGGTCGCCAGTTGGTTTACGCATTTCTAAAAAGATAAGAATATCAGGATGGGAAATATCCAAGTAAGCAGCATAACTGCCTCTACGAGTTCTGCCTTGTCTATAAGCAAGAGAAGAGGCATCATAAGTGCGTAGATGAGGCATAACCCCAACAGATTTATCATCAGCGCTACGAATGCCAATACCGATACCAACACCGCCTCCTAACATTGAGAGCCAATTAACTTCCGATAAACAGTCAACAAGACCTTCTGCACTATCATCCAAATATGGAAGAAAACATGAAATAGGAAGACCACGCTTAGACCTACCAAAAGATAAAATGGGAGTAGAATAAGAAAGCCAATGTCGAGAACTATACTCATATAACCTTTGCGAGTGTTCACTATTCGACCCAAAAGATTTAGAGACATATGCAAACCTTTCCTGTGGAGAGGTTTCATCCTCTTTCATATAACTTTCCTTTAATCTTTTAATACCCAGTTCATCGAAAAGAGAATCGCGGGAAAAATCAACGGCAATATCGTGGACAATATCAGACATGTAATACTCCAAATTGTTATTATTGTTTTTCTACAAATTCACTCGCCATCGGAAATACTTTGACGATTACTTCTGCACATTTCTGTGCGATTTGCATGTGTTCTTTCTGTGTGCCGTTTGCGGAACGAAGTTGTATGTAGTGAAGCCAACTGCGGATTGTTCCATTGACATATAAACGAGAGACAATATTGCCTTCTGGTAAAACAGACCTAGCTTGTTCTTTCGCAATACCTTTTGAAACTGCCCACTCATATACTGCCTTTGCGTGTGCAATTAGTTCTTTTTGTTTTAATAGCCACTCATCACCTATAAGTGCCTGACCTAATGTGCCATCTAGTTCTACACTATTTTGGCGATTCTTTGGGTCTTGCAGGCGAGCTTCACGCAAAACAAAGTCCAAGTCTTTGGTGGGGTCTGCGTATCGTTGTGAAAATTCTTGAAAAGAAAAAGAGCGATGCCGCAACATTTGTCTTGCAATATCCCTTGTGGTTTCGATTCCTAAACATACATTGACCATCTCAAAAGGTGAAAAATGTTTGTGTTTCAACAAATATTTTATTAACTTCTCACTTGTTTCTTTATTTGTTTGATTGCCAGGGTTTGACACCCTTGCACAGAAAGCAACCAACTCTGTCATGTTTTCTACAAAATATTCCGCAGGCTGTGAATAACTAATCAATTCAACTTTCATACTAAACCTTCTTCCACATATTGAATTTCAACTGCGCTTCAATACCTTTAAATGTGTTACTACTTATAACCTTTTCGATTTCGTCAGGTGAATTTTTTACATTTATCATCATGATATCTTGCTAAATTACCTAAAGTGGTTACGAATCCACACTTCTTGCAAGGTCGTTTAACTACCATCGATTTTACACTATTTTGATTTTTCTTCATCGCTTCAGAATGTTTTTTTCTCCATTCTTGGCTATGTTTTTTACCATACATAGGATTTTTTTCACCATTTAAAATTTTATCTGGATTTTTTTCATAAAATTCTTTCATTTTTTTAGAGTGTTTAGTTTTATCTTCCAACGAAAACTTATATCCTTTTCTAGGATTTTTTTCTTTCATCCTTTGTGAATGTTTCTTTTTCCATTCTTCTGATTTAGGTCTTGGACTTTGCAATGAACCGTTACCTCCCAATGTTCTATTGTAACCATCAACAAAAGAATTATACTCTAAGATAAAATGATTTTCCATAACTTTTAAACAATGCTCAATATCCCATGATTGATATAACAATTCTTTAGAAAAATTTTCCCAACCATATTTTCTTACATCTTCACATAAGGGACTTTCTTTTCCTCTTTTAGAATCATTATAGTGTTGTTTCAATCTTTTTGGATAGGATATGTCAAAACCAATGTATATTTTTCCATTAATATTATTTTTTATTAAATATATTGATGCTATATTTTTTTCCATTGGGAAAATTCCATTCGCAATTTTAAACCACCATATGTATTTTTTGTGATTATTTTTTCTAAATCTTCTGAAGAAAAACCATTAATGATGTGTTCGTTTATATCTTTTCCCATCATTGTATTTGGAAATAAACACACATTAAAATCATCTTCAATAAATTTATTTATAAGATTTACAATCTCTCTATTGCGTGGTTCTCTATCTGGACATAAAATAATTTTTTCTTTTGGCACTCCTTTTTCTATTAACTCTTTTGCCGTCAATGCCAAGTTTGCATCACCAGAGGCAAGACAATTACTTAGAAACAATGAATCGATAGGACCTTCCACAACTCTCACAGTCTCGGACAGATTTACTCTATCCATTCCATAAATTAG